GGTAGACACCGGCGACGACCAGCTTTCCGGCGTCGCCAGGTCCTCGCGCGCCGGCACGAAGCGCAGCGTGAAGGCCTCGCCCACGACCCGCGGCTGCCCCGGCGCCAGCGGGCGGGTGCCGCGCATCCAGACGTTGCGCAAGCCCTTCTTCAGCAGCACCGTGGTGATCGTCGCGGTCGACACCGCGCAAAGCGCCGCCCTGCCCTCGTCCGTCAGCGCCATCGGCCCCTGCCCCCCCGCCTGTTCCGCGCGCACACCTAGCGCGGTCCCCGGCCCGGGGAAAGGGGGCGCTGCGGCGTCCGGCGGCGGCCGTCAGCGGTCGCCGTCAAGCCCGACGCCCGGCGCAAGCCGGTGGTCCATCGTCACCGCAGGCTGCGAACAGCCCGCCTCGCCCACCACGCGCGCCGGCACCCCGGCCACCGTGGTGCACGCCGGCACGTCCGCGAGCACCACCGAACCCGCCGCAATGCGCGAGCAGTGGCCGACGCGGATGTTGCCCAGAACCTTGGCCCCGGCGCCGATCAGCACCCCGTCGCCGATCTTGGGGTGGCGGTCGCCGTCCTCCTTGCCGGTGCCGCCCAGCGTCACCGAATGCAGCATCGAGACGTTGTCGCCCACCACCGCGGTCTCGCCGATGACGATCGAATGGGCGTGGTCGATCATGATGCCCTTGCCGATCCGCGCCGCGGGATGGATGTCGACGCCGAAGACCTCGCTGACGCGCATCTGCACGAAGTAGGACAGGTCGCGACGGCCGCGACGCCACAGCCAGTGGCCGACCCGGTAGGCCTGCACCGCCTGGTAGCCCTTGAAGAACAGGATGGGCTGGATCAGCCGGTGGCAGGCGGGGTCGCGGTCAAGCACTGCCATGACATCGGCGCGCGCCGCCTGGCCCAGCGTGTCGTCCGAGGCATGCGCCTCGTCGGCGATCTCGCGCAGGATCTGCTCGCTCATCTCGCCCGACGCGAGCTTGAGCGAAAAGCGGTAGGACAACGCCCGCTCCAGCGTCGGGTGGTGCAGCAGGCTCGAATGCAGCAGCCCGCCAAGCAGCGGTTCGTCCCGCACCGCCGCCTCGGCCTCTTCCCGGATGCGGTCCCAGACCGGATCGAGCGCCGCGATCCTCGTCCTCGTCTCGATCATGGCCGGTACTCCCCGCGCTGCAGCTGTCCCGATCCTATCAGATAGTGCGCGCCGCGCATCACGAAAGAGCCGCCGTGCCGCCGCCACGCCGCGCCAGATGCGCCCGGCGCCGCGCCGCCAGCACCCCCGCCGCCAGCGCCAGCGCACCCAGATAGTCGGGGTCGCGCGCGTCGGCCGCCGCCGCCGGCATCCCTTGCACCGCACCGTGAACCGAACCGTCGCCCCACGCCGGATGCAGCCGGCCGGTCCGCTGGCGCCAGGCATCGGCGGCACGCGCCCGGACCAGGACCGCATCCAGAGCCGCGCGCCGCCCCGCCGGTTCCACCGCCGCCAGGACGCGGGCCAGCCGCACCAGCTCGTCCCCGACCAGCGGCCGCACCGCGCGGTCAGCCGCGGTAGGGGAAGGCCCGCGACGACAGCGTGGTCATCGCCCGATTGCCTGTGCCGGTCGCCGATACCGCGGCAAAGAGCCCCAGCTCGCCCGCCCAGGCCAGACCGCGCCAGCCCACGTTCGCGGCACTTGCACGCGACGTCCACGTCATGCCGTCCGCGCTCGTCATCGCGCGGTTGCCGGTGCCGCTCGACGCCACCGCCGCGAACAGCCCGATCTCGGGCGCCCAGGCGACCGCCCGCCAGTCGTTCGCGGTGGCGCTGCTGCGCAGCGCCCAGACGATGCCGTCGGGGCTCGTCATCACCCGGTCGCCGGCGCCGCTGGCCGCCACCGCGACCAGCAGCCCCACCTCAGCCGACCAGCACACCGACCGCCAGTCGAGATCGGCGGCACTCGCCCCCGCCGTCCACACGATGCCGTCGGGGCTCGTCATCACCCGGTCGCCGGTGCCGCTGCCCGCCACCGCGACGAAAAGGCCCAGCTCCGCCGCCCAGGCAACCGCGGACCACGCGTTGTCGGCGGCGCTGGTCCGGGCGGTCCAGACTATGCCGTCGGGGCTCGTCATCACCCGGTTGCCCGCGCCGCTTCCCGCGACAGCGACGAAAAGGCCCGGCTCCGCCGCCCAGGCGACCGACGACCACGCATTGTCGGCAGCGCTCGTCCGCACCGTCCAGGTGATGCCGTCGGGGCTCGTCATCACGCGGTTGCCGGTTCCGCTCGACGCCACCGCGACGAACAGCCCGCGCTCACCCGACCAGCACACCGCCTGCCAGGCGTTGTTCGCGGCGCTGGTGCGGGCGGTCCACGCCACGCCGTCGGGGCTCGTCATCACGCGGTTGCCGGTGCCGGTGTCCCCGACCGCGGCGAACAGCGCGATCTCGGGCGCCCAGGCGATGCCGCGCCAGTCGTTGTCGGCCGCGCTGGTGCTGCCGGCCCAGGCGCTTTCGGCGACATGCCGGCGCCCTACCGCATCGAACGGCCGGGCGCCGTTCTGCACCCGCCGGAACACCGCCCGCCCGGAGCGGTGGTTGACGCGCATCGCCTCGACAAAGCCCTCGCCCATCTTCAGCGTGAAGTCGTCGTTCCCCAAGAGGCCCAGCAGCGCGCGCGGCGCATAGCCGGTCTTGAAGCTGAACGAGGCGTCGTTCGCAGCGCCCGTCCGGTTGAAGGTCGCATCGATCGAGCCTGCCGACTGCAGCAGCAGGTTGGTGCCCTGAAAGACGAAGCCGTTGGTGGCGTCCGCCGCCGCCCCCACGCCCAGCCGCGGCAGGCTGCCGTCGGCCAGCGCCGCGGTATCAAGCAGCGCCAGCGCCTCGGTCAGCGGCGTCCAGCCGGCGGCGCCACGCACCAGCAGCGCAGCCTCGGCCAGGGACCAGACGATCCAGCCCGGCCCGGGCTCGATCCGCACCCAGCCGCCGCCCGATCGCAGCGCCAGGTCGCCCTCCCAGCCCTCCCACGCCCCGCCGGCTACCGGTCCGGCGACGATCCAGACCGCGCCCTCCTCGGCGACCGGCGGCGGCAGCGCCAGGTCGCGCGCCTGGACGCGCGCCTGGACCAGCGCATCAAGCCGCGTCAGCGCCTCGTTCACCGTCACGTGCTTCTGCGCCTGCGCCGGCAGAAGCAGTGGCAGCGCCAGCTCCGTTGTCTCGCTCATCGCCTCAGTCCTCCAGATCAATCCGCGCGGCCGGCCCCGGCCCGAACCGGTCCGACACCTGCGCCACCTCGATGCGCCAGGCACCGGCGATCCCGTCGGCGGCGCGCATCGCCGCCGGATAGGTCCAGGCCGGCGCGCTCACCTCGGCCGTCCGCACCGCCGCCTCGCCCGCCCGCACCGTCACCGCATAGCGTTCCGCCGCCTCGCCCAGCGGCACGTCGCCCGGCCCCCAGGCATCGCCGTCGATCCGCGTCCGCCGCACCCAGGCGACATGGTCGTCGCCCGCCACGCGCCGGACGCGCAGATGCCCCGGAGGATAGGGTCGCAGCCCGTTCCCGGCGAAGGACAGCACGCGGTGCACCGCGGACGGGTCATCAAAGCCCCGCGCCGCGGCGCCGATCCTGTAGTGCCGCGCCAGCCCGCGCAGCGACGGCGGCAGCGCGATCTGCGCCACCGCGGCATCCAGCAGCACGACGGTGCTGCCCGCCGGCCACTCCGCCGGCATCACCCCGTCGCTGCCCGCCTGTCCGCGCAGCCGCAGCGACAGATCCCACAGCCACGGGGCCACCGGCTCGGCATCGGCGAACTGGAACAGCTCCCATCGATCGGCACCGCCGTCGCCGATCGCCGCCACATTCGCCCCCGCCAGCACCGCACCCGGCGCCGCCGACGCGAATGCGCCCCGCAGGAGCCGCACGCGCAGCGGCGGGCCGCGGTCCCAGAGGCCGGCCCGATGCGCCGGCAGCGCGGTCTCGGTCACGCCCACCACCGCCGGCGCCTCGACCAGCCGGTTCAGCCGGTAGCCGGCATCCTCGGCGGCATCCCAGACCGCGACCGCCCCCGGCCACGGCCGCGCCGCGACCGCCAGATGCGGCGCAACCTCGTCCTCGGCCCCGGTCATCAGCGGCAGGTCCAGGAACACCGGACGCACCGGCAGCGCCGGCACATGGGGCGGCACCACCGCACGCTCCTCGGCCGCGTCCGAGGGCAGGTAGACCTGTGGCTCCACCCGCACGGCCTCGGCCAGCGCCAGGCCCGACTCCTCGATCCGGTCGATGCGGAACCGCCCTGCCGCGCCCAGGTCGACGACATCCCCCGCCCCCAGCCCGCCGCGCGACGGCGGCAGGGCAAAGCGCTCCCCGTCCCGCGCGATCCGCGCCTCGGCCAGCCAGCGCTCGGCCACCGCGCGACCCTCGGCCGGCGTCAGGACCAGCGGATACTCGCTCGCGGCAACGCCCGCCATCGCCTCGTCGGGAAACGAGGCCTCCTCGGTCGCGGTCTCGAAGTCGCCCTCGGCGGCGACGAAGGTCAGCCGCACGCGGCCCGCGATCTCGGCCTCGGCGGCGCGCACCGTCTCGACAGCGCCGGCGATGTCGGGATGCTCGGCCAGTTCGTCCGAGGCCAGCACGCGCCCGACGCGGCCGTCGCGATGGCGGAAGCGCAGCACCCCGTCGCGCTCGACCGCCTCGAACCCGTGCGTCAGCATCAGCGGCTGCAGCGCGGCGCGCGCCGTGCCGACCTCCTGCACCCCGTAGCCGCGCACCACCCCGTAGAGCGCCGAGACGTCAACAGCCGCCACCCCCGCCGCGGCGCAGATCTCGGCCACCACCGCCGCCAGCGGCTGGTTCGCCGCGCGCCCCGAAATCCAGTGCCCGCGGGCCCAGTTCGCGCCGTCGGCCCAGACGCCCGAGGCGCGCGGGAACTGCGGAAAGGGGCGGGCATCCCACGCCCAGACGAACACCCGCGCGGTGTCAAGCATCCGGCCGCCGTAGAGCGGCGAAACCGGATTCGCCTCGGCCCGGTCCCAGTAGCTTGCCAGCGCGCGCAGCGCCTGCATCTGCATCGTGTCGTCGCGCCGCCCGTCCGAAGCCCGCGGCAGCGCGCTCTCCGACGACTTCGGGTCGAGGAACAGGTTCGGCTGGTTGGTGCCGCGGTCGACCGCGGCGCAGCCGAACTCGGTGAACCACAGCGGCTTGGACTGCGGCACCCAGGGGCTGGCGACCGCGGCGCGTACCCCGCCGATGCGGTCGTGATGCGCGTTTTCCCACCAGCCGCGCAGATCCTTGTAGCGCCAGATCCACGGCTCTTCATGGGCGCCATCGGTGATCGGCGTGCGGATCTGGGCCGCGACGTGCTCGGGCGCGGCATAGTACCAGTCATAGCCCTCGCCGCCCGCGACGTTCCCCCGCAGGTAGTCGAGGTTGTAGACCGATCCCGCCGCGGCATCGGCATGGTCGTCGCCGTCGCGCCAGTCCGACAGCGGCATGTAGTTGTCGATTCCGACGAAATCGACCGCCGGATCGGCCCAGAACGGATCGAGGTGGAAAAGCCGGTCGCCCTCGGGGCTCAGATAGCCGAAATACTCCGACCAGTCGGCGGCATAGCTGATCCGGCAGCCCGGCCCCAGGATGGCGCGGCACTCGACGGCCAGCTGGCGCAGCGCCGCGACAAAGGGAAACCCGTCGCCGGCGCCGCGGATCTGGGTCAGGCCGCGCAGCTCGGACCCGACGCAGAAGGCGTCGACGCCGCCCGCCTGCGCACACAGATGGGCATAGTGCAGGATGAAGCGCCGGTAACCCCAGTCGCCTTCCGGGCCGGAATAGACGATCTCGTCCCCGACGACGGCAAAGTCACCCGGCGCGGCACTGCCCAGGAACGCCGCCACCTCGGCATCGGCGCCAGCGCCGCGGTCGGGGCTGCCGGGCCGCCCGGGCGCGGCCGACAACGTGATCCGCCCGCGCCAGGGATAGGGCGGCTGGTCGCCCGCGCCCGACCACGGGTCGGGGCGGCCGTTGCCTTCCGCCTGCTCCATCAGGATGAAGGGATAGAACATCACCGCCTGGCCCGCCTCGCGCAGCGCGACAATGGCCTCGATCACGCTGCGGTCCGACGGTGTGCCGCCATAGACCGGCCGGCCGTCGAGCGTGCCGACGGCGGCGGCGGCACCGCGCCCGATGCCGCCCGCCCGCCACGGCTGACCGGTTCCGTCCAGTGCGGTCTGCTCGACCTTGGGGCGCAGCCGGCAGTCGCCGCAGCGCAGGTCGTCGCCGAACCATGACACGATCAGCGACACCGCAGCGCAAGCCGGCAGCTCGCGCCCCAGCTGGCCAAGCGCGGTGCCAAGATCGCTCAGCCCCGAGGGCGCGTTGACGTTGGCCGAGGTCGCGGCGCCTTCCTCGGCGGAATAATGCACCGGCGTCGTCGCCAGCGCGTATTCGCCGGTTCCGGGCATCAGCGCCACGGCGCGCACCGCTGTCTGCAGCGTGCCGCCGTCCAGCGCCTCGCCGCCCGCCGCGGCGCGGATCACCTCGAAGCTGAACTGCGGCACCCGGTTGCCGAAGCGGCCCAGCGCGAGGTCCTCGAAAACCACATAGGCGATGCCGCGATAGGCGGGCACCTGCCCGGGCCCCTCGACCGCCTCGATCGCGGGGTCGGGCAGCTGGCTGTCGTCGCCGGTGTAGACGCGAAGGTTCAGATCGGCCGGCGCGACCTCCTGGCCGTCGGCCCAGATCCGGCCGACCCCGAGGACAGGCCCCTCGCACAGCGCCACCGCCACGCTGACGCTGTAGCTGAAGCTGTCGGTGCGGCGCGACTGGCCCTTGCCGCCGCTGCTGCGCGTCACCGTCTCCTCGAAGCGCGACGCCCAGATGACCTGCCCGCCCAGCCGCACCCGCCCCCAGACACGCGCCACCGCCGCGCCCTCGCCGGCCCCGGTCAGCCGGAAGCGCTCGACGCGCCCGACCTCGACCGGGGCCGAGCCGGCACCCAGCAGGCGCTGGTCGATCAGCCGGCCAAGCGTGGCACCGACGGCCCGCCCGATGACCGCACCCGACAGCCCCAGCACGGTGCCGCCGACCCCGGCGCCAAGCGCTGCGCCGGCCGCCGACAGAAGGATGGTCGCCATGACTTCGGTTCTCCCTGATCGCCGGACGCACCGGCCGGACCGGCGACGCCGGGTGGGTCACACCCCGGCGCCGCCGGGGCGTGCGTGGGCTCGGATGACGGGCCCGCGGGGCGGCTCAGCACCCCGGAAAGACGAAGCGCGCCACGATCCGCCGCCGCCAGGGCAGCGAGAGCGGGCTCTCGACGACCGCGCGCCCGCTGTAGGCGTGAACGAAGCTTGCCGCCGCGCCGACCTCGGCCGCAATGCCGAGGTGCTTGGCGACATGGCCCGCGCGCATGCGGAAAAGCAGCACGTCCCCCGGCCGTTCGTCGCCCGGTTCGCGGCGTTCCAGCCAGCGCAGCGCCGCTGCCAGAAGCGCCTCGTCGCGCGCCGGCTCGGCCCAGTCCGGCGTGTAGGCCGGCACCGGCTCGGGCTCGGCGCCCACGACCGCGCGCCAGACACCGCGGACAAGGCCAAGACAGTCGGCACCGGCGCCCTGCCGGCTTGCCTGGTGGACATAGGGCGTCCCGATCCAGGCCCGCGCCTCGCGGACCGCAAGGACGTTCATCCGCCGCGGCTCCCGCCGTCGTTGGCACCCGAGGCGACCGGATAGGCCACCAGCCAGTCCTCGCCCGGAACATGCGGAAAGCCGCGGAAGTTGACGAGATTGGCGAACTTCGTGCGGCAGCTGACCGGCGTGCGGTCGCACCCCGCCTCGATCCGCACCATGTCGCCCGGCCGCAGCGGCGCCCGGATCGCCTCCCACAACTCGACGCGACGGCCCGATGCCGACAGCCGGTCCGACTTGACCACCTGGACAAGCCCCGCAGCCGCCCCGGTCAGTACCGTAAGCCGCCCGCGCTCGAACCAGCGGTCGGCATAGTCGTCAAACCCCGGCCAGTCCAGGCGCTGCGCCTCCTTGATCGCTGCGACCGCGCGCTCGGCGACGTAGAGCGGATCCTTCAGGTCGACGCCGCACGTCCGGTCGCCCAGGATCGCCGCGCACGCGCGCTGGTAGACGCGGCCCATCGGCCGGTTCAGCGCTTCGGTCAGGCCGCGCAACTCGGCGGCAAAGGCACCACCCGCGGCCGTGACCTCGCCGAGGCTGCCGCGAAAGCGCAGCGCGCGCTCGTCGGGCCGGTCCCAGTTCACCAGCCACATCCGAACCGCCGCGCCGTCGAAGCGGCCGGCGCGCAGGTCGGCCTCGGTCACCGCAGCATCCGTCAGCGCCCCCGCCGCCTCGGTGTTGTCGACGCTGAGGCCGGTGGTCTGGCTCAGCGCCCGCGCCGACAGGCCGGTGCCGGCGCGGAACAGGATGCCGTCGAAGGCGAGGTCGCGGTCGTGGTCGGTGAAGCCGAACACGGTCCCGTCGCGGCGCTCGATCGCCCAGCAGCGCGCCAGCGTCGTCACCCCGGCGGCAAGATGCGCGTCAAGCCCGGTCATGCGCGCAGCTCCACCACCGGAACCGTCGGCACATCGCCGGCCTGGAAACTCGCCACCGAGACCTGGATCGAGTCGGCGTCGAAGCGCACCGGGACGTCGAACTCGAAGCCCGCGGTCACCGCTGCCCCCGCCGGCACCGGGTCGGCAAAGCGGACGATCCCGCCGTCCGCGGCCAGGGTCCAGTCGATCGTCTCGATCACCGGCCGGCCGTCGACCGCCACCACCACGGTCCCCGAAACCGGCCGCGTGATCGGGCGCCAGTAGGTCTCGCCGCCCGAGGCATAGGCCTTGCGCAGCGCAAAGTCGCGCGCAACCCCGTCGCCGGTGCCAAGCGCCTGGTCCATCGCCGTGACCGCCGCACGCGCGGCCGACGACTTGTAGTCGGCCCAGTCCTTCCAGCGGAAGCCGTGCAGCTGGCCGCGCCGCGCCTCGAAGAAGGCGACCAGCGCCGCCACATCGTCAAGGCTGCGCAGGCCGAGCCCCGCGTCATAGCGGCGCCGCGAATGCGCCCAGGGGCTGTTGCGCTCTTCGTGGCCGTTGACCAGCGTCACGATCTCGGTGCGCCGCTCGGGGCCGCCGATCGAGCCGAAACTCAGCGATGCGGGAAACCGCACGTCGTGGAATGCCATGTCCTCACCCGTTCCGCTGTGCCCGCGCCAGCGCGCGGCTGACCCCGGCCGCAACCTGCGTGCGGCTGCGCTCGAAGCCGCGCACGTCGGGGGTCGAGACGTTGACGACCACGCTCACCGGGCCGCCACCGCCGGCGCCGCGCACGCCAAGCCGCCCGTCGGGGCCGCGCGCCAGCGGCAGGATCGCCTCCGGCCCGGCCTCGCCCATCAGCCCGCGCCCGCCGCGCATCGGAAAGCTGACAGGCCCCGACACGATGCCACCCTGGGCAAAGGGCATCACCCGGCCCTGGGAAAAGGCGCCGCCCTTCTCGAACGGCAGGAACCCGCTCAACAACCCCTGCAGGCCCTGCGCCACCGCACCGCCGACGGCGTTCTGCACCGGGCGCATCGCGATGTTGTAGACCGTGTCGACAATCGACCGGCCGACCATGCGCAGCGCGTCCGACAGCTTCATGCCGTCGAAGACCAGGCCGTCGAAGGCCCGTCGCAGGCCGCCGCCGATGCCGCTCGACAGGCTCGATACCTCGCGGCCGGTGAACAGCAGGCTGTCGCGCATCCGCGCCAGCTCGCCGTCGAAGGCGGCGGTCAGCCCGGCCGCCGAGGCAAGCCTGTCCTCCAGCGCCGCCAGCTGTTCGGCCAGCGTCTCAACCTCGCCCATCATCCCCTCCATCCACCTCCGCGGGCGCCGGCCGGTCGGGAAAGGCCCGCGCCAGTTCCTCCAGCCGCGCCCGCCCCATCGGCGCGGCGCCGGGATCGAGCCCCAGCATCAGCCGCAGCTCGGCCGGCGTCAGGCGCCAGAACGCCTCGGGCCGCAGGCCAAGGCCGGTCACCCCTGCCCGCATCATCCCGGCCCAGTCCAGCCGCCGCGTCATCTGTCGCCCGGCAACGCGAAGGCGCGCGCCAGAAGCTGCGCCGCAACCCGCGCCGCACCCACCGGGCCGCCCTCGATGTCGGCCGTCATCAGCTCGGCCGCACTGCCCTGCCAGCCGCCGCCGCGCAGCCCCGCCAGGATCAGCGCCAGCACGTCGCGGCTGCGGTAGCGCCCGGCCTCGAAACGCTCGACCAGGTCGATCAGCCCGCCGCTCTCCAGCGCGGCCTCCATCTCGGCCAGCGCACCAAGCGTCAGCCGGCAGACATGCCGCCGGCCGTCGATGGTCACCGCCACCTCTCCGGCCCAGGGATTGGCCATCACGCCAGCGCCGTGAAGCTCAGCGCGCCGGCCGAGGCGAGGCTCAGCTCGTAGGTCGCCTCGCCGTTGTGGCTGCCGGCATAGTCGATGCCGGTGATCTGGAACGGCCCCTGCACGACGCCGAAGCCGGGGATCACCACCTGGAATGCCGGCACCTCGCCGTCAAAGAAGATCTGGCGCGCGCGCTCGTCCGAG